TCATGCTCTACCATCCCACTGAGCTAGTGAAGAGCCAGGACGTGATTGTCCGCGTTGGCTCCATTGGCGGTACTTCTCGTCCCGTTATCACTCAAAGTGGCGCCACTTTTACTGTTAGCGGCGCCCCCACTCTCTACACTCTGCAAGCAGCTACCACTGCTTCTGTTGCCTTTAACGATGGCAACCAAGAATTCTACCTGCTGGGCGGCGGCGGTTTCGCTGATAGCATAATTACCACCAGCCAGGCCACTGCTTCCATCACTTCCTACTTCCAGAAGGACGTCGATGGCACTGTGTTCCTGCCCAACAGTTTTGACGAAGCTTTCCAAACTGTAAGTGCTAGTCGTTACGACAAGAACCACGAAGTGTACGTGGAGATCAACAAGCAACTTGGCGCTTCGGGCAACACTTACTATTATGATCGCGTGGCTTTCGTCGCTTGCGTGATGAACTACAACGAGAGCTATCCTGCTGATAACCTCGTGGAAGTGACGTTTGATCTGACCAGTCGTGGTCGCATTGGTATCCACCAGAATGCTTCGGAGACTGGCAGCATCATCCCGACTGCTCCTAATTCCTGATTCTTTCATTGAATCTTCGCTAGCCTGTCTCCTATGGGGGCAGGCTTTTTAATGAACATTTCTCAGCTTCGCGATACGATTACTACGCTTCTTTCTGCGTCGCCCAACTTGATTGGCACTTATACGCTGCCTAATAACTCAACGATTCCTGCCGTGTATGTAGTGGGAAGGCAAAGCGTGCCAAAGGAATGGAAAGCGAAAGGCTTGGAAGTGACCATGAGAGAGTTTCCAGATCGACTTCCTCGTGCGATGGTGGGCATGGTGCAAGTGAATCAACTGTGGGAAGTGAGGCTTGCACAATTCACTCCTAACAGTACCACATTGAGTGATGCGATGGAAAGAATGGTTAGACGGTTTCCTGATTCCACGCCATCGTACTTTCCTGGCGATGACATTGCTTATGAGCAATGCAAGTTTATTGTTCCTGATCGCATTGTCAAGCAGTTGTATCCAGCAATCTAATGGCAGCGATTATCACTGGCGGCAACCTCGTCAATCCTGAAGATATTGTCAATAAGCTTGCCAAGGCTTTTGAAACTTGGGCTCGCTTTGACGTGAATGATCATTTCCAAGACGAGTTTCTTGATGAGAAGTGGGACTATGGCAGGGACACCAAAAGAAAGAACGGAACGCTCATTCCTGCTGGTCAGCGCGACATTTACGATTTAGGAGAGCTTTACAAGAGCGGAAGGGACAGCTTTGACATCTCCTTATCACCATCTAACGCTCAAGCAAGCTGGAACTGGGATGCTACGAATAGCAGTGGTCAGCCTTATGCTCGTTATGTTCACGATGCGCTGAGAGGAACAAGCGTGCCATACGCAAGACCGTGGACTCAAGACATTGCCATTCCAAGCCGATTTGAACAAAGCATGGTAAAACGACAACTTCTGGCCCGCATTCGCACGGCAATGGGCAAATGAAGATTGACTATTTATGGAGCGCAGACAACACTGTTCATGCCATTAATTGCCTAGTTGATGGTGCAGCCTTGGAAGCGGGCATTCTTTGCCTTGTTTCCTGTAGGGAAACGACCATTAGAATTGGCAACGACAATCATTCAATGTTGGTTGAAGTGCCGCCAGAATTTCGTTCTTCTCATGAGCGAGTGAAGGTGTTCAACGCATTGCTTAACATTCTTGATCATGAGCAAATACAGCTTTCTGGTTCAGACCAAAACTGAAGGTTATTTTGAGCTGCTGCCTGAAATTCGCCTGAAGAAATATGGCAGTTGGCTGGTCGCTGAATCCATTGAACAGGAGGAAATCAGCAAGCTGCAAAGCCAGGCTACCATTCGTGCTGTTCAACTTGCCAAGCGCATTGCTGCATCGCGCGAGATCCCTCTCGATGAGGCTTTCGCGCTTCTGCAAGGCGGTGGTTCCATCACTGAAGCTGAACTGCTTTCTGAGTTCACTGAAGAGACTCTGAGTATGATCACGAGTGGCTCGTCGGTGGAAGCTACAAATGCTCGCATGGTCACTGCTTTTATTCGTTCTCGCGGGCAGGGTTTCATTGATAACGAATGGCAGGATCTTGGTGATTGGGAAATTGAAGACACCAAAAACCTGCCGCGCAAAGCCATTGCGAAAGTAGTGGAATTTATTGCTGAAGAGCAGAATGCTGAGACACAGGAGGCCGTAGAAGCAAAAAAAGCGACGAAGAGGAATGGTCCTCAGTAGCAGAAAAGCTTGAAGCGCAAGCAAGGAAGCAGCTTAAGAGCCTGACGGATTGGAACGAAATCTATTTCAGGCTCTCAGCTTCTGACTTTAAAGACGAGCGATGGAGTGCCAATAATTTTGGCCTCCAGAGGCTCGATGACGTTAAACGTGCCCTGAAATATTTAGATAGGCATGACGTTGCAAAATACAACGTCAGTAGCGTTGCCGTTGCCAAGCTTGGTACTATGGCAGCAGGAATGATGGCGGGCAAGAAGAGTAAGGTGAAGCCTGAGGACTTTCTGCCGTTCGACACGAAGCAGCTCAAGAAGGAAGATGGCGTGACAGACGCTAGTTTGATTGTGCTTCAGCGTTTGATGAAGACGAGGAGGATGGACGGAAGAGTGATTGCGTTGCTTGCTGATGAGCTAAAGGCTTTTGCTGGGCGCAATCAGGAACAATGATTATAGAATGAAGAGAACGTAGGCATATAGGCAAATGGCTCAAGACGCCGAATTGAAGCTGAAGGTAAGTCTTGACCTGGGATTTTTTAGGCAGCAATTAGTAGGGCTGGGGCAAACCGCGGCTGGATACAATCTCCCCGTAAAAGTACAGTTCGATCGACGCTCTGTACAGAATGAGCTAAATGCGCTTGGCGCGAATATTCGACGCAGGAATTATACCCTTGAGGTCAAAACAAACTTAGACGCAGAAATTAAAAAAGCCAAAGATTTGGCGGACGCATTGCGAGATTTGCCGAGAGCTCAAAAAGCTCAGGGCATTGCTGGCGTGACAGGCGAAAGATTTTCTCAGGCGGCGTTAAAAAAACTAGGGCAAGATATTAAGCCTTTGTATAAAGCGGCAGCAGAGGCTGGTATTGTTGCGTTCAATGATGCCATCGCCAATAACGTCTCTAAAATCTCAAAAGAGCTTAGCGAAGTAGGGCAAGAATCTATAGCAGGCTTGCTTAATGGCCTAAAAAGCGGAGATGCGCAGGTTAAAGTTGCAGCCAAAGGTCTTGGCAGGTCTTTAATTTCTTCAATCAAGAGCACTCTTGGCATTGCTTCGCCATCAAAAGTATTCAAGGCAATTGGTGAGAATGTAGGGGAAGGCTTTGAGCTTGGCGCTATTGCCTCTATGGATAGAGCCTTTGATGAGCTTGAGCGCAAGCTTCAAGGGCGACTAAGCAAGCTTCAAGCAATGCTTCGCATGACTCCGTCTCGTCGGAGCGATTTTCCTTTTGTTGCCATGGGAGGGGCGCCTGAATCCGCTCCTATTGCACGAGAAATAGACCAAGCATATGCACAGCTCGCTCAAATCAGAGAGCGTCGTCAAGAAAGATTAACTTCCGAGCGTGGCTCACTAGCGCAGGCAGCAGGAAGAATGCTTCCTGCTGGTATTTCAACAGTGCCCATGGTTAGCGGACAAGATGTTGTTGTTAAAAATTTTTACAAGGGCATGCAAGATGCACAACGCATGTTGCAAGAAAATTTTGCAGCGAATAGCTATCTTCCTCGTGCCACTCGTAATTTTGCCGCCTCAATGCAGCAGGCGTCGCAAGGAATCAAAGCAATCACTGGCGCTCGTGGTCCTATTGCCGCATTGCCATCTTCTGAAATGCTGCGGCCCATGATGGAGCAGCGTCAATTTCAAGCTGCAATCACACAGGCCATTAAAACTGATATGCAAAATGCCTTGCGTCAGCAAATGCAAGGCCTGCTGCTGCCTGGCGCGGGGCAGACTTCATACAGAAGCCCCCAACAGAAAGAACAACAACGCTTCCAAGAAGCGATGGATAAAGCTGCTGCTATCGACGCAGAAAAAGCTGCAATTTTTGCTGCTCGTCAAGCAAGAACTCAAGCGGGAGAGATGCTAAGGCAAACACGTGCTCAAATGAGGGTGCCAGCCTTGCCTGCGGCAGGGCAATCATCGTTTGGCTTAATGAAAAATCGCGAGCTGCAATCCAGTCTTGCGAACATTGGAGCATTCGGACGCCAAGAAACAGGAGGCGTGCAAGGACTCATAACTAGCGGGAAAGGCAGTATCTTTGAAAAACTCAAAGCGAGCGCGATTGCTTTTGCGCAAAATGCTCCAACTGTCATCAAATATCTGAATTTATTCCGCCCCGAAAAGATTAGCGTTTCCGACTTGCCATCGACAAAAGAGGGGCCAGGTCAATTCGTTCAGCGAATTTCTCAGCAATTGAAAGAAGGATTGTTTGGCCCCGGAACAAGACCCGCTCAGTCTCGTCAGTTTTTTGAGTTTGGACAGGGTGCTCAACTACCTGGAATGCCTCTGCAAAGAGCCTTGCCGCCCATAGGAGGTTCCGGCGGTTCCGACCGTGTGACAGGGATGGGTCAGCCACCTCAAAGGGGAGGGGCGATTGTTCCGTTTGCGCCGTCTACAAGATTACCAGAAGGATATTTTGAAAGCGCCAAAAAATACAGCGCTGCGCTTGAAATGGCGCGGGCTACTTCGGCGAAATTTACGGCAAGTCAACTACCTTTAGTCGGAGGACTAAGAGAAGTTGCTGGCGAATTTGGTTTCGCCATTAAACAAGTGCTTTTGTTTGGTACTGCATACAAGGCGCTTGCCTTTGTGCAAAGTTTACCTGGGCAAATTTTAAATGCAGCAAAGAGCCAGCAACAATACAATAATGCTTTGCAGACCGCCACGCAAGACACTGGTACTTTCGCGAAAGAACTTTTGTACGTTGACAATGTACAACGAGCATTTGGCTTGAATCTTGAAACCACACGTACTGGTTTTACCAGGCTTTATGCCTCTATGGCGCCTACAGGCTTTGATTCTGGCTCTATTGAAAAACTTTTTACTGGCATTAGCGCTGCCACTGCCGCTTTGCAACTGACGCCGGACAAGGCCGAGCGCGTCATCTACGCCTTCGGGCAAATGGCAAGCAAAGGCCAGATTATGAGTGAAGAGCTCAAGGGGCAATTGGGCGATGTGCTACCTGGCGCCTTGGCCATCTTTGCAAAAGCTGCTGGTATGTCCGTCAAGGAATTCAGCAAGGCGATGGAGGACGGAGAATTTGTTGGAAGCAAATTTAGAGATACGTTTGCGAAAGTGGCTGATGAGCTTATGAGGCGCTTCGGCACTGGAGCGCAAGCAGCAGGAAAGTCACTACAGGGTCTGCTCAACACTGTTCAAGGCGACTTTAAGCGCACTCTTGAAAGCTTTGCGCCATTAGCAGATGCAGCAGCGCAGGCAATTCTTGGACCTCTTGGCGGATCATTGAAACAGCTTTCAATGTCTGCTCAAATCGCCACTGGCGAAATCGAGCGCACGTTTATGCAGCTCAAGGAAGCACAGAAAGATCTTGGCGATTTACGAACAGGTGGCGCTGACGCAAGCCAATTAAGGGCAGCGGAGCAAAACGTGGCGGCGTTGACTGCACGATACAAGACTCTGCAGCAAGCAGCACAAGATCCTGCGATTTCCAAGCAAGCACAAGATATTCAATTGTTCACTCAGGAACTTGCCAAGGCAGGCACTTTTGTGATGAACACAGCCAAAGCGATTGGCAGTGTTTTATCCCCCATTCTCAATATTCTTGGCACCAATTTAACCACTGTTATTAGCCTCATCACTTCTTTTTACATTGGTTTCCAGACTGCGCGCTTGGCGGCAATGGCTCTGATGGGAGTACTCTTAACCTATCGCGCTTTGTCCACTATTCTTGGATTTGGCCCGGCCACTGTTGGTGCAAATACTTTGGCCGGAGCTTTTAACGTGCTCGGCGTGGCCGCTACTGGCGCTACTGTCAAAACCGTAGGACTCACCACTGCTCTTCGCGTGTTTGCAGCAACGACAATTCTTGGCGCCATCGTGGGCGGCATTATGCTGATAGCAGGAGCATTTGGCACAATGAGAGATAGAGCGCAAGAAGCCGCTCAGTCATCTCGTGATGCGGCAAAAGCTGCCGTTGATGCTGCCGCAAGCGGAAATGTCGCAGGCGCTCAGATGAGCATGCAAAATATCCTGGCTCAAAGTCGTGCGGACAAAAAAGCTCTAGAAACGCTTCGTAATCTTCGCTCCAGATCTACTGCCCTTCAGCGAGAAGGAGGATTCTCTGTTTCACTAACTCCAGAAGAAAGCGCTGCATTACAGGGTTCTGAGCTTACTAAAGGCATGCTCGGAGGAATTAGGGGCGGCCGTCGCCAAATGCAGCTTCCTACGACCCAGCAAATGCAACAGCTACAGCAAGATTTTGGTCGGGTTGCGCAAGAACAAAAAGTAAGCCTACAAGAGGCAAAATCAGCCGTTACAACAGCGCAACAAGTCGCAAAAGACATTGGTCTCAATGTTCCTACTCCTCCTGCCACTAAGACCGAGGCGGAGGCGCCAGACGAAAAGGCTAAACGAGCAGCCGAAAAAGCCGCAGAAGACGCCCGTAAACTTGCTGATGATAAAGCAAAGTATGAAAGTGATTTGCTAAAGATGAATAACATCCAAGCTCTTGAATTGGATAATTTGCAATTTGAGCATTGGAAATCTCTGCAACAAGAAAAATACAACATCCTTATTGCCGGCGAGAATTCATTCTTGTCACAGGCTATTAAATTTCAACAGCAACTGCAAGACGTTGAGATTGGCCGCATTGAAGCAGTGCGCAAGGCTCGTGAAGCTACTGCGAAAGCAGAAATCAATGCCGGGGCTAAGTCTTATATTGCCGGAGGGGGCAGCGGCGGTGGAGTGACTGGCCTTCTTCAAGGTAGCACTGGCATCTCTAGTGGTCCTCATTTTGATGTTCGACGAGCGGATGGTGGTCGCATCACGGAAGCAGAAGCTCGCGCTCTATTTGACGCTGGCGTAAATAGAGGCTTGCAGATGACAAGTGGCTACGGTCCCCGTAACACTGGCATTCCTGGTGCTAGCACGTTCCATCGCGGAATTGATCTCGCTGGTGCTGCCAACACTCCATTGAACCTCGCATCTGGCTACAGCATGGTCAGCTCCGGGATGGAAGGAGGCCTTGGGTATACGGCTAATGTTCGTGGCCCACAGGGGCAGATGTATAAAGTGGGACATCTGCAGGAGCCAGGTGCTGGCGGAATGCCTGCTTCACGTCAAAGGGCTGAACTTAAGAAAGACTACAATGCCGCCCTTGCTGCTCAAACAGCTCTTAATCAAAAAGAGCAAGAAGGAGTACTAATCAAGCAGGCAAACATTGAAGCGCAGATGAAAATTGCCGCGCTAATTAAAGAGCAAGTGGCGCTAATCGCACCAGTAGAAGAACAAAAACTGGAGAATCAACTTGTTCAGCAAAGGATTGCGCTTCTTTCTTCGGGGATATTTGGGGAAAGATTGGAGACGGAGGCGAAAATTGCGGAGGCAACAGAAAAGGCCACTTTAAATATTGGCATCGCCAAGAAGAAGATTGAAGAAAATAACGCTTTGGCCAGCGAAGGTAAGCTGACCAATCAGCAATTAACGGCAGAAAACCAAAAACAACTTGATTACATTAGCCAGCAAGAAAAAGCGCTTGCAAATTACATTCCTCTATTAAGAGAGAGGCTTGGCTTGGAGCAGCAAACTGCTGAATCCACTCTTCGCGGGCAAATCACTCGTGCCACGCCATTGGGAGGGATGGGGCTTTCTGCGGGCTTTATTGGTTCCGCTGGAGAAAAATTTGAAGAGGCTATTGGACGCGACGCCACTCAAGATCAAGCGTCGCGCTTTGCTGAACTGCAGAATCAACTCACTCTTCTTGAGACAAGAAACGAAGCCATCAAACAGTCCATTTATGGAATTGGCAGTGCTTTCGGAGAAGCCTTGACTATGGGCGTAGCGAGCCTCATTACTGGCACTGCCACTGCCAAGGAAGTATTCGCAAGCTTCTTGCAAAGCGTAGGTCAAGCATTGTCTCAGGCAGCTTCGCAAATGATTGCCACTTACATCGCCATTGGTATTGCAAAACTGTTTGCTGGCCTTGGTGGAGGAGGCAATCCAGCAGGGAGCGGAGGAGGTATTTCGGACAGTCTTCCCGGAATACGTCAATACGCAGGAGGCATGGGAGGAGGTGGAGCGCCAGGTTCTATGCCGTTCGCGCCACCTGCATTTGCTAATGGCGGCATTGTCACAGGCCCCACGCTTAGCCTCATCGGCGAAGGTAAGTACAACGAAGCAGTTGTACCCCTTCCCGATGGCCGCTCCATTCCCGTGCAGCTCGGCGGACGTTCCGCTCGTGACATGATGGGCGACAACGCCCCTGGCATGCCTCAGGCGCCTTCTCTCAGCATGAAGTTTGAAACCACTAAGATCAATGGCGTAGAATACGTTAGCCGCGAACAATTAGAGCAAGCAATGGCAGAAACTCGCCGCGCTTCCATTGCAGGTGGCGCTCAACGAGGCATGTCAATGACTCTCGATAAGATTAAACAAAGCCCCTCCACTCGCTCTAGCATTGGTATTCGCTGATGGCAGTTTTCCCTTCTATTCGCCCAACAGGGCGGTCTTATTCGCCAGGGCAATTTCCCACTAAAACTTATCGTGGCCTTTCAGGCGCCACTGTTAAGCGAGTGTTTGGTAATCGCTCATTTGGCCATGTCATCGATCTGCAATTTGAAAACATTTCTGACGTAAATACAAAAGCCATTCTTGATCACTACTATGGACAGTTTGGTAACTATGCTCGCTTCACTCTCCCTGATGCTGTTTTTTCTGGCATTTCCTCTGAGCTAAAAGGCGTTCTACAGGCTTTTACTAGCATCCTTTGGGAATATGCCGAACCTCCGCAAGTGGAAAGCGTGTTCAATGGACGAAGCACTGTTACAGTGAGACTGATTGGCGAGCTTGATTATTCTGGCGCTTGATAATGGAAACTTCTATTCACATTGCTCATTTCCTTTTCATCGAAACCGCCAACGGACAGTCGCACTACTATCAAAACTATTTCTTCAATACTGGCGCTTCTACAGTGGCCATTCCAGGCACCGCGTCGCCAACGTATAGACACGCTCCGTTTCGCGTGGAAGGAGCGTTGTCTTCCTTGAATGGAGAAAATAGCTTGCTGCGCGTACTGTTTCCGCATAGCGCTTTTACCATTGCGCTCGTTGAAAACGGAGAAGGCAATCGCCTTAGCAAGCTTTCCTTGAAAACCGTGTGGATGGCAACAACTGGTTCCATCGTTGACTACGGCAGCTATACCAAGACTGCCGAATACGAGGAATTTTACGTGGGCGTCGGCGCTTCATTTGACGATACCACTGTAGAACTGCGCTTCAGGAGTGCAATGGATAGCGTGGGTGCATCGTTTCCAAGGCAAACGTTCTCTTCTAAAAACGTTGGATTCTTGCCATTGAATGCAGAAATTAGCCTGCGATGAATGATTTAATTGGTTTGCAGTATGAATGGGGAGCTAGCCCCGACGATGGGGAGGGGAAGTCTGATTGCTTTCAGCTTTGCTGTACTATCAGACGACGCTTAGGCTTGAAAGACTACGCATCCATTTTTGCGTGGGCATATGAGCAATACGACGAAAAAAGTTTTTCTTGGCGATTACTGCTTCGATGGCTAAAGAAAAATTCTTTTCCCATTGATTCAATAAAAGATGGAGACGTGGGAATGTGCATTGATAAAGCTGCGCTGATAACTGCAGCGGGAGGAAGAGCTTTTTGTATAGCACCTAGGGGAAGAAGCGTTAGCATTGAATGCAACGAAAGCGTATTATCATACGCTCATTGGTTTAGGCCGAGATAGCGATGCGCAAGCTTCTTCCTTACGAAAAAGCCCTGATTGAAGCCCTGCAAATCTCGGAAGAGGAATACTGGCAATTTTATTTAGCGCGGTTGAATTATCGCGACAATAAAGAAGGAACTGTTTTTGACGTAAGGAACGAGGTGGGAACCATAGCATTGGTTCTCACCATCATTGGAACCTTGGCGCAAGTTGGCGCTGCGTTACTTGCTCCCAAGCCAGAAGCTCCCAGCGCAACAATGGGACGGCGGAGCAGGAATTTATTCTTTGCTCCTCGATATGGTTTCAATTCCTTTCAGGAAGTGGCCCGTTACGGTGATCCGGTCAATCTCATTTATACCAACATCGCAGAAAATACTACAAGTGGTGGCGTAAGGGTTAATACTTCGCTGGTATGGTCTGCAGTGCATAGTCTTGGAACTAACCAATTTATGCAAATGCTTGCAGTGGTGGGCGCTGGTCCTATTGAAGAATTTGGCTATGGTCGCACGGCTTTTGGTCAAACGCCATTAAGAGACATTCCTGCACAACGCTTCTGGCTTTATGCACAACCAGAGGGCGGGCGCCTTGCTTTCCTTCATAACAGATATCCAGAGCCTCTAAACGATGATGATCCATCAAGGGAAGGAATTACTCCGTCCGATGCAGTTTACAAAGCAAACACGTCTGGACTGCGAAGACCAGAGGGCTTTAGCCAAGCTTTTTCTCCTACGACAGGCACCTCATTGGGAGCTTATGACGTGGTGCCCATCAATGTACAAGTGGAAGATAGGGATGACGAAGGAAATGAGGAGCGTGACAGACTTGGAATTACCATGTCGGACAGAGGTCGGTATTGGCCAGCAAGCTGGCCTGTTGTAGGAGAGCGTCCCGCGTTGCCAATTGGGGAAAGATTGACGATTATTTTTAATGAAGAGGATGGCAAGAGCGTTGATGAAGACGTGGAAAGAGCCGCTGTTGATTTACGCAGTTCTTATATTTCCGTTTTTGATTCTTCTAGCGTGTATAAGCTTGGTGCAGCCAAGTTACAAATGATTTCCAGTGATATTAGGGACGATGTTGACATTGAGGGTCGATTTACATTTAAATGTATTGAAGCTGGTGTGCTATGCGAAGAAGATTATGGCACGCTTAATTACCAGGAAAACGGTGAAGAGCTGCGAGCGAAAAAAAAGCAATTAGAGGATCTCATCACTCAGCTTCTTATTGGCAAAGGAATAGCTTTTGGGAATAAAATCAATGGTGCCACTGCAGCTCAAATTGATCAATACGCTACAAGATTGGAGCAAGTAGATGAAAATATTTTACTTGCTTCTGCCATCAGAAAAGGAGATATTTCTTCTCGGGACTTTAGGGATCTCCTTGATTCAACTGGCGCCTTCCAAGAAGCAAATGTGCAAATTAACAATCTAGAAGATGACATCAGGGAGCGCAATAGGATTATTGATGCACGTCGCGAGGAACTAGAAGATATTAATTCAACGATTCAAGACCTTTTGGCCGAAAGACCTTTTACTGACAATCAAAGAGAAAGAATTGCGAAACTCAAGGAAAAGAGAGGTGAAAAAAGGCAAGCAATTCGCGATCAAACAACCGCCAAAAAAGAAAGCAGACGACAGATTAACGAGATTGTTCGTCGTCTCATGCCAAGGGCGATTGAAGAGGGTTTATTTGATGGCTCACCAAGGACTAATTTAAAAGATGAGCTGCGTGCCATGCGCAAGGAGCGTCGTCAAATCAGGCGCGCCATTGACGAGCTCATGCGCAATCAGCGGGATATTCCAGCGGAAACAGCGGCGCAGCGGGCATGGCAACAACAGTACGACGAAGCAACAAGAGAATTGCGAGAAACAGAAGCGGAACTAAAGAATACGGATAATTGGAACGACTATTTCAACACAAAATGCATTGCAAAGATCGACGAAATTAGTTACGAAGCTACTACTAAATGCGACATTGTTAACTTTTGTTTTAAGAGCAAAATCTTCCAGCGCATTCAAGGAAGGCAAAGTAAATATGCAGAAGAAGACATGCAAGGGCACAAGGATAGCGACAACGGTGTGCGCAATCGTACGTCAATGTTTTGGATGCTTTATAAGAAACCAGGGGACTCTCGTTATACAAGAGCAAAGTACGTGCTAGCCATTCGCAATGGCAAGGAAGTTGATATTTACACCCATCTTCGTTTTATTGCTGCATCAAAAGAAAAATGGCAGTTTAGATTTGAGCCCATTGTCGACCTGCCAGCAGAGCTGCGCACTCACAATGATGCGCAAAATATCGACATTCTTTATCTTCGTACTTTTGGCTATGGATTAAATGACAAGCAAAAAGGAGTGGATCTTGATGGTGGACATAGACTTATTTTTCGTGGCACGATTCGCCGGACCATCCGTTTGCGGCCTCGTTTAAATCGCACGCCAAAGTTTATTGATGAATGGGGGCTTTTCTCTTTGCGTTCTGACACGCAAATTTCTTTTTCTTTTGATGGCGGCCCTGAAAATTCCTTGGTCGCAGTAACTGAACAGCAGCTTGAAAGCTTTTCGTCCAATCTTTACCAAGATCTTGTTCTGCTTGGTTTGAATATTTATAGCGGCCAAGGTGTGCAAGATTTGCGCTCTCTTAGTGCATGGGTGACAAAAGGCAAGAAGGTTCGGAAACTTTCTGATAGCGGAAGCTATTCGTCTAGCCTTGTTTCGTCAACAAGTTATGCTCCCGAGATTTTTCTTGACACCATTCTTGACGAGAAAAATGGCATTGGTGCCTATGCTAATGTCAATGGCATTGATACGGTGCGCCTTGGTTTGGCACAAAAATTCTGCCGGGCCAATGGCTACTACATGGATGGAGTGATTGCGGAGCCGCAATCATGGCGAGAATTTTGGAGCACTGTTGCACCGTTTTCTCTTCTTGAGTTTGCGCGGATTGGTGGAAAAGAAACGCTGGTTCCAGCCGTGCCTTATGACACTTTTGGTAATGTCACCAGAAATATTTCTATTTCCGCATTATTCAATCAAGGAAACATTCTTGAGGACAGCTACAAAGAAGAGTTTCTTGACTATGGCGACAATACGCAAGATTTGATTGCCACCATCGTCTACCGCAACACAGAAAATGACAATGTATTTCCGAGCAATACAAGCTTGACAATCATGCTGGCCGATGCATCGGAGAGCAATAGTGTTCGCCAGACGTTTAATTTGTCAGATTTTGTCACAAGAAGAGTGCAAGCGCTGCATTATGGAATGTTGCTTTGCCAGCAACGTAGACTTTCAAGGCGAGCCGTTGAATTTAAAACCTTCCCCACTGAAAGCCCTATCGAGCCTGGCAGCTACATTTATGTGCAAACAGACCAGAATCAATGGGACGATTTCCGTAGTGGTATTGTTGAAGCAGACGGCAGACTAAACACGCCATTGGCCGAGGATCCAATCAACGGCTCCTACACAGCGCTTCTGTATAGCGGCAGCCCTAATGAAGGAATTGTAAAGCTTTCAGTGTCAGTGGCAGACAGTCAATCATCCTCCCTTGCTGCATACGAAGGATGGTTGTTTGTACTTGGCACTGCAGTAACTGCCAAGCGTGTTTTCCGCGTAACTGAAGTGTCAATGGAGGAAGAAGGTGAAATTACAGTGAGAGCCATTGAGCACCCATGCGAAGAAGAAGGCGGGCAAACGAAGTCCAAAATTGTTCGCTTTGACCCATCGCTATATCGCATTGATTGACTATTCCCAAAAGTGCTAAGATTAAAACAAAAGCTTTAAGACGATGCCCTTTTATACTGGCCGCACTGGCAAATTGCGTCTTGGTGGCAGCGAAGTGTCGAAAGTGCGCAACTGGACGCTTGACACCTCCGTCAACATGCTGGATACCACGGCGCTTGGAGACACTGCCAATACATTCACGCCTGGTCTATTTAGCGCCACTGGTAGCGCCACGCTGTCTTATTACAATGGCGATACTACTGACGTGACCAATCTTCTTGAGAAGATCACTAAAACTGGCGCCGTCACTGAAAGCGACCGCGTCAACCTCACTTTTGAAGTGGGGACAAGCCAGACATTTAATGCTGATGCTTACATTAACAGTGCAAGCATCACTTCCTCCACTGACGAGCTGACCACCGTTTCGTTTAACTTTACGGTTGATGGTCCCCTTGATGCAGTGGTTCTCACTGGTACCACTTGATAGAAAGCTTAATTTACAATTTGCATTGTTCGTACAATGGAAGAATAGTCGCTGAAGCGAGATGACATTTTTTGTTGGCCATACAGGCGCTATCAAGCTTCAGCGAGGAGGTGAAAACACTTTCACAACTACTGTCTCGCCTAGTGATGTAAACACTGCGTTGAATCGCTTTAGCTTTGAAGGAAGCGATGATAATTTAATCACCGGCGATCTTCTGGAGATTTCAACCGAAGATCCCAGGGGGCTTTTATTCATGCCAGCTACGTTCTGGAGTATTCCAGGGCCAGACGTTGATGGCTATAGCGCAGCCGTATTTTCCTCGGGAAGCACTGTCGCAATATCGGGATATTTAGATGATGATATTACGACTAGCAGCGACCTGCCTCCTGAGGGGTATGACGAATTCAGGCTGAGCGATTATATTGTTGCCGACAATATTAGAGCCTATGCCAACGTAAACCGCGTGGGCGGCATTCGTTTATTTGAAGATTTTGGCGATGCTGTTAATAATGAAAGAGCGAACGAATATGCTTTGGCCGAATTCTACGGCGAGCCCATTGCAATTACAGTTGGAGTGAGGGATACAAGGTACAACACTCTCGGCTCCGTCACCTCGTTTGAAATCAATACTGACAGGGCTGCCATGGAAACGACAAGTCTGTCCGACCGATTCAAGCAGCAGTATTCGGCTGGCTTATTAAGTGGCAATGGTAGCATTGAATGCTTATTTAGCTATGAAACAGTGGCAGATCAGGACGTGCCATTGTTCTTGTTGCAAGTGATTAATCGCTTGGATGTGGGCAGTAGCTTCAAGGCATTGCTTGCGCTGTCTTCAGTGGAACAATCAGCCACTTTCAGGGAAGAGGTCTATTACGACATTGAAGCAGTGGTGACGAGGGCGGGAGTAACAGTCACTTCTGATGCGCTGGTCGCTTGCTCTGTTGACTTTGTTACCACGGGCGAATTCAAGATTAGAGTGGGCGTTCCTCCTGAGTACATTCTCAAGGAGGATAATGATGCCATTTATCTTGAGCAGGGCCTTGATTACCTGCTGAAAGAAGTGACTGATTAATAAAGCAAGGATGAGCAAGCGATAATAGCTATTATCGAGAGAGACTAGACTGTATTTAGCCCTGCCTTTTTGAGAGATGGCCGATCAAAGAATTACGGAACTCGTCGAACTTCCTCAGGGAGGCGTAGCTTCAAATGATGTGCTGCCTATTGCAGACATTAGCGCCAGTCAAACCAAGAAGGTGCAGGTAAAGAGCCTGATTCAAGCAGGCTTTAACATTGCCGACGCATCGACGTTAGATATTTCAAAGATTAATCAGGCGAGCGCCGCAAAACTTACTGGCACGTCCATTGCCACCAATACTCTCACTTACGACAAGATCCAGCAAGTAAGTGCGAACAAGCTGCTTGGTCGCAGTGCTTCTACTGGCAATGTAGAAGAGATTGATTGCACTGTTTATATTCGTACGCTTCTTGATGACGCTGACGCTGCTGGCGCTCGTTCCACATTGGAACTGGGAGTGGTTGCCACTGGCAACACTGTCAACACAAGCCTTCTTGAGGATTTAAGTGTTACCACTGGCAAGATTAATAACCTAGCTGTCACTGCTGGTAAGCTTGCTGCTGATGCAGTGGAGACGGCAAAAATTCTTGATGGTGCTGTCACTTCTGCAAAAATTCAAACCAGTGGCATCACTGGAAGCAATGTAAGTGCTGGTGCCATTGACACTGTGCATATTGCTGCTAGTGGCGTCACACTCGCGAAGATGGCAGCGAGTTCAGTTGGTACCACACAGTTAGTTGATAGCGGCATCACGCAAGCAAAACTTGCTGCTTCATCCATTGCCACCGTCAACATCATTGACAGTGGAGTTACGCAAGCAAAACTAGCTTCTGGAAGCGTAGCAACAATTAATATCATTGACAGTGGAGTTACGCAGGTCAAATTAGCAAGCGGCAGTGTTGCAACAATCAATATTGTTGATAGCGCTGTTACTCTCGCAAAGATGGCAAGCGGCAGTGTTGGCACTGCGCAGTTCGTCGATAGCGGCATCACGCAAAGCAAGCTTGCTGCTGATGCAGTGGCCACTATTAATATCTTGGATAGTGGCGTTACGCAAACGAAGCTTGCTGCAAACGCTGTTGCCACTATCAACGTCATCGATAGCGGCATCACTCAAAGCAAGCTTGCAAGTGGTTCTATTGACACGATTAACATTGTCGATTCCGCCGTAACTCTCGCCAAGATAGCAAGCGGCAGCGTCAATACTGCACAGCTTGTTGACAGCGGAATTACCACTGCAAAGCTTGCATCTGGTGCTGTCACAATTAGCAAGCTAAGTCTTTCTTCTGGAGAGCTTTCTGGTGCGGTTATTACTGCCAGTTCCATCCCTTCTGGAAGCTATGTAAGTGGTTCTATTCCCACTGCTGCCATTGAAGACAATGCCGTTACATTTGCCAAAATTCAGCAAGTAGCAAGTGGCGTGCTTCTTGGTCGTGCTTCTGCTGGTAGCGGCAACGTAGAAAGCATCACGCTCACAGAAGCTGGTAGAGCGCTTCTAGACGATGCAGATGCTGCTGCTCAGCGCACAACGCTTGGCCTTGACACCATGGCAGTGCAAGCTGCTTCTGGCGTGGCAATCACTGGCGGCACAGCCGTGCTTAGTAGTGGCACCATTTCTTATGCAACGATCAATGGGGGTGTCATCAGTGGCATCACTGATCTCGCAGTTGCAGATGGCGGTACAGGCGCATCTACTGCTTCTGGCGCTCGCACCAATCTTGGCTTGGCTATTGGCACTGACGTGCAGGCCTATGATGCAGCGCTTGCTTCAATTGCAGGACTTACCACTGCATCTGGTCAGCTCATTTATACCACTGCTTCTGACACTTACGCCACTAGTACGATCACTGCTGCTGGTCGTGCCATTCTTGATGATGCTGATGCAAGCGCACAGCGTACAACGCTTGGCCTTGGTTCGCTAGCCGTAAAAAATACAGTTGGAAGCGGCGACTATGATTCGTCTTCCATTGTCACCGCCAACATTGCCGATAGTGCAATTACCACTGCAAAGCTTGTTGATAGTGGCGTTACTACTGTCAAGATTGTTGATGCAAACGTTACGGCAGCCAAGCTTGCGAGTGATTCAGTTACTACTGTCAAGATTGTTGACAGCAATGTTACAACTGCCAAAATTGCTAATGCAGCAGTTTCTTACAGCAAAATTCAGGCTACAAGCTCAAGCGATGTCATCCTTGGTCGCTTTTCTGCAAGTGGTGGCACGGTAGAGGAGATTCCTTGCACTTCCGCAGCTCGCTCCATTCTTGACGATGCGAGCGTCGCTGACATTCGCACTACGCTTGGCCTTGGTACGCTTGCCACACAAAATGGAAGCTTCTCTGGTACTTCCACTGGCACCAATACTGGCGATCAAACTATCACTCTTTCGGGAGACGTTACGGGCACTGGCACTGCTGGATTCACTACCACCATTGCTAATGATGCTGTCACGACTGTCAAGATTCTCAATAATGCAATTACCACGGCAAAGATTGTTGACAGCGGCGTAACCGCTGCAAAGCTGTCTGATAATTCCGCTGCTGTTGTTGCTGGCTCCACCCCCACTGGTGATGGCGATTTCATTGGTCAGCAATGGCTCAATACAAATACTGGCGTTGAATACACCTGGACAGGAAGCGAATGGCGCCGTCAAAGTGGCCTCGCCACCACTGTTATTTCGGGCGACACTGTTTACGCTTACACCACGTCTTACCCCGATGAATTCAGTGCTTCCATTGTCCCTTCGTTAAACACGCAAGTAGCAACACGCTTTTTTGCTGGCCCGGCAAGTGGTAATGCTGATGCTGCTCCAACTTTCCGGGCAATCACTGCAGACGATCTCCCAAAAGCAACTACTGCCGCATTAGGCGTGGCGCAAGCTGGTACAGGTTTGGTCACTGTTAGCGGCATTTTCAATCACGCAAACAGCGTGGCTTCTGGCACTTATTACAAAGTGACGGTAGATGAGCAAGGACACGTTAGCGCTGGCGAAGCCTCTCTCGTCGCTGATGATATTCCAAGCATTCCCGCAAGCAAAATTACCACTGGCACATTTGGCAGTGGATTTATTGAAGACGAAGCAATTCTTGCTTCTAAGCTTGCCAACTATTCAGTGAGTCAGTTTGGTGAAGCGCCACCAGTTGCTGATTTTATTGGACAATTCTTCTTCAATCCATTGGAGAAAGATCTCTATCTATGGGATGGTAACGTTTGGAACCCAGTTGGCATTTCAGTGGGGGAGATTATTTTTGGTGGCACTTACAACGCTTCTGGAAATACAATTGCCAGTGTTAGCGCCGATGGTGCTGGTATTGGTTTGTCTATTGGTCAACCACTGCCCGCCGCTTCAACTACTTTTAATCGCTATTACGTTGTGGTGGCGAGTGGTGGAACGGGAACATCGCCTGCTCCCGAAACTGTCTTGCAGCCGCCCGACATCCTGCTTTGTAATGGTACGGCATGGGTGGAACTTGATGTTAGCTCCACCTATCTGTCGCAAACTGCTTCTAACGTTGCGTTCGCTCCTGCTGGAACCATTGGAAGCACCAATGTGCAATCCGCAATTGAAGAAGTTAATACTGAATGCCGCAATATTAACAACGTGGCAAGTGGTATTTTGACCACTGGTTATGGCGGCACGGGCTTTAATACCTACACGAAAGGCGACATTCTTGTTGCCAGTGGAACAACGCTTGTTAGGCAAGCAGTTGGGACCAATGGACAAGTGCTTACGGCTAATTCAGCTTTTGGCGGAGGCGTGCATTGGACCACGCCTTCAAGCGGCACTGTTCTGTCAGTGAGTGTGAATTCTCCTCTCACTGTCGTGAGCGGCACTACGAATGCTGTTATTTCCATTCCTGACGCCACGACAAGCGTTCGTGGCACTGTCATTCTTACTGACAGCACGTCTACTACAAGTTCTACGCTTGCTGCTACTGCCACTGCAGTGAAAAGTGCGTTTGACTTGGCCAATGCTGCATTGCCCAGGGCTGGTGGCACCATCACTGGCGAAGTGGTCATTAGCAGCGCTGGTACGTTGCTTTTTGAAGGCTCTACTGATGATGCTTTTGAAATTCAACTTGCTGCTGCAGACGCTACGGCTGATCGCACGGTCACGCTTCCCAACGTAACTGGCACAATTATCACTACGGGAGATACTGGCACTGTTACCAATACGATGCTTGCTGGCAGCATTGCTGATACCAAGCTGAATACGATTTCCACTGCAGGAAAAGTTAGCAACAGCGCCACCACTGCCACCAGTGCCAACACTGTAAGCGCAATTGTTGCTCGTGATAGTAGCGGTAATTTCTCCGCTGGTACCATTGATGCCACCATTGATGAAGGAACTTTCTAATCAATGACAAATAAAGCCTTTTAGAATTGCGAAAGACTTATTAGTCTTCTGTAATTCCGAAAGGCTTTAATCATGGCTGGTGTTCTTCAGCATCTGCGTTCATCGACACTTAATAAGCGTCCTAATCCTGCTTCTATGGTTGATGGGCAATTTGCCATTAACTATGCAAGCGGCAGTCCTGGAATGTTTTTCAAGGACAGCAATGGAAGTCTGGTAAAAGTGGGGCCTGTGCATGTTGGCAGCGGCGCTCCGAATGTTAGCCCTGCAAGTGGCGGCACTGCTGGTAATAGCCTTGGCGAGCAATGGCTTGATACCAGTGGTGGTACTTACGTCTTCAAGATTTGGGACGGCAGCGCATGGCGTAGTGAAGCTGGTGAGTTCGTAAACACAACTGGCGACACGATGACTGGCGCGCTAGGTATCATTGCAGGCAGCGCTTCCACGCCAGGACTATTTTTTAGCGGGGACGCAAATACTGGACTGTACTCCCCCGGAGCAGACCAAGTAGCCATCAGCACTGGTGGGTCTGGCAGGTTGTTCATCAATTCAAATGGTGATGTAGGTG